CAATTGAACAAGTGGCTGCGGGCACAAGTTCGGTTATTGCCTCCATTGACAAGGACCTACTACAAATCCCCGGGTATCACTACGATTTCGTTAAAGGAATTGAGCGATTTGTTAGCCCATTCGATGCTCTTAGATGCTTCTACAAGCAACTCATTACAGGAGATGGAAGCGACGGAATTCCAGCGTTTGATGGAAAAATACGCGGTTCAGTGCCCAAATTTGTTCAGAGACTTCTTGATCCAATTGATTCAATGACTGACGAACTAGAAATGTATAAGTATGTTTGTTCTGTCTATGAAGATTCTTTTGGTAATCCTTTTGGATGGGACTTTCTAGAACAAATTATTCATCGTAATGCCCGCTGTCTCTATCTACTGAGACGTGAAGGAGACAAATGGCAACCACCTGGACAGAAGGAAGACGACGAGCTTTCATTACCAATGCTCTAAGAGCAGCCACTCGTAAATGGCCTCCTAAATATGAAACCCTCAATGACGCCAAGACAGAGAAAAAGATTAACCCGAAGACAAAAAGACTTGGACAACACTACTTGTGTGCCTCTTGTGGAAATGATTTCCCGAGTAAGGACGTACAGGTCGATCATCGAATCCCTGTTGTTGATCCCTCCAGAGGGTTCGAGACTTGGGATGTATTCATTGAACGACTCTTCTGTGACCGAGACAACCTCCAAGTCCTCTGCACGGCGTGTCATAAACTAAAAACCTCAGAGGAGAACTTACAATCGAAGTTGAAAAGACAATCGAAACCCCGCAAGGCACCGTTAAATTCAAAGGCACGCTCTCGCAAGAAGAAGCCGACTACGTAATCAAGGTAGGACTTATGTTCCTTATGCAAAATGGTGCTCTACCCTTTAAGATCGAAAACGATCCTCAATATGATGACTCAGACTTAGACACTGATGACGATGAGGAAGAGGAAATGGATGATTAAATATAAATGTCGATTTTGTTCTAAATCAGAAGCAGTTGTTGTAGACTCTGGAGAGTCTTATGACGGTGGTGATGATTGGTACGATATGTTATGCAAGTCGTGTGGTAAGACTTGGACACATTGGGTAGAACATGACTAAAGTTCATTTATTTATACCAGATGTTCAATTTCGTGATGGTGACAATAGCGATTTCCTTAAGTGTATCGGCCGCTACATTGTCAAGAAACAGCCCGATGTGGTGGTTTGTGGTGGCGATTTTGCTGATATGCCTAGCCTATCTTCCTACGACGTGGGAAAAAAGGCATTTGAAGGCAAGCGATACACTAAAGATGTGGCTGCTGCAAAAGAAGCAATGCAAGCGCTTCTTGGACCTATTAAAGAGTTTAACAAACAAGCAAAGCTAAACAAACAGAAGCAATACAAACCGCGTATGGTGCTCACCCTAGGGAATCATGAGGATCGTATTACAAGGGCTGTAAACTCTGACGCTAAGCTTGAAGGTGTTCTTTCACTCAATGATCTGGAATATGAAAAAGATTGGGAAGTATTTCCATACCTTGAAGTTGTTGTTATTGACGGTATTGCTTACAGTCATTATTTTACTTCAGGTGCCCTTGGTCGTCCTTGTTCATCTGCTGCTACAATGCTGGCTAAAAAGCATCAATCTTGCATTGCCGGACACCAGCAAGGTCTTCAGATTGCAATGGGAAATCGAGCCGATGGATCTCCTATCACTGCGATTATTGCCGGTTCGTGTTATGAACATGACGAAGATTATCTGGGACCACAAGGAAACAAACACTGGCGCGGAATCCTGATGTGTCATGAAGTCCAAGATGGTGTCTTTGACCTGATGCCAGTGTCTTTGAAGTATCTTAAAACTAAATATGGAAGTTAATATGAAAGCAGATGATAAGCAGATTTCAGGTAATCATTATAAAGAAATGTCTATTCAACCTTGGACATACGTTCATGCTAACAACCTAGGATACTTTGAAGGCAGTGCAATCAAGTACATTACACGATGGCGTAACAAAGGCGGCATCGCCGACATTCAGAAAGCTATTCACTTTCTTGAAAAGCTTATTGAGCTTGAGTCACCTACTCTTGACCCTGTATCTTTTAATGAAGGTAAGCCTGCTTACCCAGAACTTGAACGAGCTACAAAGCGACTTTCTGACGCACCTAAAGTGGCTGAATACAATCGGGATACCTACCGTCCCCCTAGTGATTTTTGGCAAGAACTAAACAAGGTCACTGAACAATGGGTAATGAGTAAACAAGAACGGGATACCTTTCATGGCGGATAAATTAATTTATTTAGCCACGCCCTACACAGGGTTCAAGGGTAGTCGTGAAGAAGCCTATCGGTTAGCTTGCCTAAAGGCTGCTGAGCTTATGGAGGAAGGTTATACCGTGTTTTCTCCTATTGCTCACAGCCACTCTATTGAGACAGAAGCTGGCTGGCATCCTAAGAAGGGTGACTGGTGGCTTAAGCAAGACTTTGGTATTCTCGCCTACTGTGATGAATTGTGGGTTTATAAACTACCAGGATGGGATACTTCATATGGTGTAGCAGAGGAAATTAAGTTTGCTAACTCTTATGATATTCCTGTAAAGGAAATTGAATATGCATAATAGCTTTGAGGAACTGAAAGACCTCATTGCTGCTGAACTGTCTGTAGAAGAAATCCTTGATATCTTAGGTTGGGAAACAATGGAGCTTGTTGATGCCCTTGAAGACTACATTAAAGAACAAGAAGACGATTTTAAAGACGCAGTGCGATGAGAGTAATTGTAGCTGGTAGTAGAGAAGGTTTTGTAGCTCGTAATGTATTTGAAGCTATTGAAGAATCTAAATTTACTATAACAGAAATAGTTTCTGGTACAGCAAGAGGCGTTGATACAGATGGTGAATATTACGCTCGTTGTAATAAACTACCTTTAAAACAATTTCCTGCTAATTGGAATCTTTATGGTAAAGCGGCTGGATATATCCGTAATAAAGAAATGGCTTTATATGCAGATGCTCTAGTAGCTGTGTGGGATGGTAAATCCCCAGGAACTAAAAACATGATTGAAACTATGAAGTCTCTTAACAAACCAGTATACGTTTATATCCGATGAAACTTGAACAAGGTAATATGTGGGATGTATTTCATAACACAGATGTGTTTATGATTACTACTAATCCTATTATACGACATGACGGAGCAGTTGTTATGGGACGCGGGATTGCTCTTGAAGCAAAGACTCGTTACCCACAACTACCATACCATTTTGGTTCTAAGTTAGAGCAAGAAGGTAATCAGTTTGTAGGGCATATTGGTGATTATGATTTTGTTCCTATTTGGTATTTTATGGTAAAACATCATTGGAAAGATAATGCTGATTTAGGTATTATTGCCTCTTCTATTTGGACACTAAAAGAAAAATTTAAAGATTCTAGTAAACGGATTGATCTTAACTTTCCTGGTATTGGTAATGGAAAATTACCTCGTCATCAAGTTCTTTACCTATTAGAAGATTTACCAGATAACGTTCATGTATGGGAATATGAAACAGAAAACTAACCGCGAGAAAGAAAACGAGTCAACTCGTGGAAAGAAACGCTACATTGAACGTGTAGCGGAAGAGAAAGAAGCAGAGCAACAAATCAAGGAGTTTGATAGGAATGAAGACATCATCATTGGTGAAACTTATTTGGACGACACCAAACGGAGAACAACTAATCGGTGACATGGCGCGTGTCTCTGCTCCTGAAAACCAAGGAAAAGATTCTACAAAACTCATTCAGTATTTAATTGCTAATCAGCATTGGTCACCCCTAGAGATGGTTAATGCATGCTTTGAAATTAATACTACACGAGATATTGCAAGGCAACTTTTACGTCACCGTAGTTTTTCTTTTCAAGAGTTTAGTCAACGTTATAGTTCAGTAGATAAACTAGATAAAGCTCCTCTTCGAGAAGCACGTTTACAAGACCATAAGAATCGCCAAGCTAGTATTGAGATTAAAGATAATAGTCTTTCTTCTGAGTGGGAAGCACATCAAATTAGTTTAGAGCAACATGCTCTTGAAGCTTATCAATGGGCTCTCTCTAAAGGTATTGCGAAAGAAGTAGCACGAGTAGTTTTACCAGAGGGAATTACTTCTAGTAAAATGTATATGAATGGTACTATTCGTTCTTGGTATCATTTTTGCCAACTTCGCTGTGGTAATGGTACTCAGAAAGAAACTAAACAACTTGCAGATTTAATCCGAGAGGAACTTACAAAACACTATCCAAATATTTGGAGTACAATTGACACAAAAAGAATTTAGGAATACATTTGGTGAAAACATCTTTCGATACAAGTATGCACAAGGACCTGGGGACACTTGGGCCAAGCTCTCTGAGCGTTTGGTCGAAGACGTTTGTGGTACACGCGGAGGGACAGTCGCTGCGCTCATGTCTCAAGAAGATCGTAGGCAACTTACCGAGTACATTCGAGAATTTAAGTTCCTCCCTGGTGGTCGATACTTGTATTACGCCGGGCGGCCTTACAAGGCATACAATAACTGTTACCTTTTACGTGCCGAGGAAGATACACGAGAAGAATGGAGTGCTGTAACATGGCGAGCAATGAGTTGTTTAATGACTGGTGGAGGTATTGGGATTGACTATTCGCGACTTCGACCTTCTGGAAAAGCACTTAGTCGAACAGGAGGAACTGCTTCAGGACCTATCCCTCTTATGTATGCGATTAATGAAATCGGGCGAAATGTCATGCAAGGGGGTTCGCGAAGAAGTGCTATATATGCAAGCCTTAACTGGCAACATGAGGACATCTCTGCGTTTCTTACAGCAAAAAATTGGTCCGAGGTGGTTCGAGAACAAAAGCTAAAAGACTTTAACTTCCCTGGTCCACTAGATATGACAAATATCTCTGTGAACTATGACGATGCAGCTTTATATGGACAAGGCGTTTTACAAAAACTAGACGAATGTCCAGTCTTCATTGAGAACTGTCGTCAAGCCATGATGACAGGGGAACCAGGCTTTAGCTTTAACTTTGGTAAGAAACAAAATGAAACTCTTAGAAACGCTTGTACAG